GACTAAGACAACTTCTACATTGGAACTATCGTCTAATGTTGCAAAAAATTTATTATTTGCGTCAGGTGTAGGAAATACCGCAGCAGAAGCTACAGGAATAGTAGTAGTAGAATTATTAATCCCACTCGATAAAGTAGTTTCGGCATTGTTTTTAAAAAGCAATCCCACAGTTAAAACCTCCTAAGTTTAACTTACTGTCACTGTCCAAGTGACGGTCATACTGTCTGATGCACCTTTATTGACTACTGAGAAAACTGTTCTACATAACATTGTGCCACCAGATGCTGCATTTAAAATACCTGCCTCTGTGACTGCACCTGTACCTGTTCCAGCTGGAAAACTTGCAACATAAGTCACAACAGCTGCGGAAACGGTAGTGCTAGTCAAAGCAACTCTGCCAAGCTGATTACCTAAAGCTGTGTCACTAGCAGCGGCTGCTGTGCTTCCAGAGCCGATAGCCATGTGTGACATTGCTGTAGCTGTAGCATCTTTCATACGAGAAGCTACATAACCTTTACCAGCTGTGACAACTATGTTGTCTACTTCTTGGACAACTTCGTCATTAAGACGAATTTGTAGTTTACCCTTCATCTTTAATTGGTCATTTACATTTGACATATTTACCTCATTAAGAGTTTATTGAAAAAGTATTTAAGGCTGACTTGTTGAGCAAGGCTCCACTTGTATCGCCTACGAACAATTGTACATTAATTGACTCAGATACTGAAACACTATTTGCCAGACTTTCTGGACCTAGTTGAAAAGAAAAGGCTTCTGAAACATTTGTAGTTTCAGTAAGAAATATATTGCCGCCAATACTAATATTCTCTGAAATATTTGTGCTATCAGCGAAAGGTTTGCTCACTGCAAATGGTCCCAAGCTTTCTGTTGCAGAAACAACATTATTTTTATTTATACCCGATTCAGTAGCTAAATCATCACTAGCACTTGCTGTATCATCTAAAGCATAAGCATCAGAGAATGTTCTGATAAAAGACGAAAGCTGTGAGAAAGATTCAGACATGGAAACTCTCTGTGCAGGTATTAAATTTATTTTATTACCCATGCCGCTGTGATTTGCACAGTAATAATATAAAGCCAAGCCTACATAAATTGGAGCAGCTTCTATCTCAACATAAGCTCCAGCTTGTCCTGCGGTACCAACAACAGTCACATTTGGGTCCGCAGAATGCTCAAGATACCCTCCATGAGTACCATCAGAATATTGAGAAAATCTAAAAGGATGACCTGTGTTAGATGAGTCTGATTGGTCAAATCTATAAGTTGCACCTGTAAAAGCAGTTTCACCCTCAATATCAATTGTAGGGTTCTCTGCCCCATTTATATAAAATCTATTACCACTGCCGCTACTCGCAGCAGCCACA